CATCAAAAGCATTTTCACAACAGAATAGCGTCCCCTACGAGGACACAAGCCTGTCGGAGGTACTGAATCTCATTGCGTCCGCTCACGGTCTGCAAGCAGAGTTTGAGGGGAAAAACGTGCAGTTCACGACGCTGGTGCAATACCGCGAGTCCGACACGGCTTTCCTGAAACGGGTTGCCGAGATGTACGGATTTATTTTCAAGATTACTGAGAAAAAAATGATACTGTATGCGCGAAAGATGGTCGAGGAACGCGCACCTGTCGCAACCCTGCGCGAAGGGGCGAATCACACCGTCTCGCTGCGAGAGACCAGCACGGGCGAGGTGAAAAGCACCCGCGCTGTCTGGCATGACTGGAAAAACGAGAAGGTAATTGAAAGCACCGAAGCGAGCAGCGAGGAACCCGTCGCAACGGACGAAATGCGCGTTTACGAGCGCGTAGAGAACGCAGGGCAATCGCAGAGCGTCGCCGAAGCTGCGCGGCGCTGGGCGGACTATTACCGCGTTCAGGGCACAATAACAGCACGAGAGCAGCAAAACCTCCTTCAAGCAGGAGTGACGCTCAGACTAAAAGACTACGCAAATTTCGACGGCGTTTATTTTGTGGAGTACGCACGACACGTAATGAACGGCACGTCACACTATGAAACAGAGTTAAAAGTGAAGAGGGTAGCGAAATAATGTACTACCGCAAAGGCATCATTGAAAAAATTGACTACGCAAAAGCCCGAGCGCGTGTAGTGTTTCGTGCCGAGCGTGGGCGGGAGAAGGGCGAAAATTTTGTTCTTTGGCTGCCTGTCATGCAGACGCGCACGAAAAACGATGCTTATTACACGATGCCCGACAAGGGCGAAACTGTTTCCTGCATCCTCAACGAGACGTGCGAGGACGGCGTTATCTTGGGCGCAGTCTATACCGAGAAGAACAAGCCGAAGAGCCGTATGCAGAAAGACCGCGCGGTAGTGGTTTTCAGCGACGGCACAGTGATTCAGTACGACCGCAGCGCGAAAGAACTTCTGATTGACGCTGCGCAGGATGTTACCGTAAAATCGGCATCCGGCACGGTGAAGGTGGAAGCGATGACGGTGGATATTAACGCCACCACCGCAAACATAACCGCCAGTAGCGGCAGCGCTTCGCTGCTCGACACGTTTACCGGATTAACCAGCCACATTTTTGTACCAAACGCATGATAGTAACATCCGTTGTCCAAAGTTTGGTGAAAGCTCAAATCACAGCAAACCCAAATTTTAATTCGGTTACGCCAGAACTAGGCGCGGTAGTGGATGCCATTACCGCAGAGATTATCGCTGCTGTGCAACAAGAGCTAACGGGAATGAAAACCACATTTAACGCTCATACTCACGTGACCGCAGTTGGTCCGAGCGCTCCACCTCTCCCACCAATGGCATGATAGACATTCGCACCGACCTCGAAAACCGCGAATTGATGAACGCGCTTAACCGCTTGCGTAGCAAAACGTCGAATATGCGTCCCGTCATGGCGGAAATAGCCGAAACGCTGCGTTCCAGCGTCGAGGAAAATTTTGCCCGTGAAAGTTCGCGCGGTCCACTGGTGTCCGGTGGCAACGGCGGCGTATGGGCTGCACTTGCACCAAACACGGTAAAGAACCGTGAACGACTAGGGAAGTCGGGGCGGAAACTTCAGGTAACGGGGCAATTATTAGCGAGCATCAGCACGCAAAGCACTCAATCAGAGGCGCTGGTGGGGACAAATAAAAAATACGCTCGCTATCTCAATGACGGCACAAAAAAGATGCCCGCTCGCCCGTTCATGGTCATCCAACAGGCAGATTTGCAGGAGATACAGCAAACTGTCAATGAGTATTTGCTTGGTCTTTAGCCACGTTATTCATCCCCAAACGGCGGCACGTTGTAGGGTGGGTACGTCCCTTTGTGATTTTTTCGATATATCTCTATCCGCTTCTGTTTCCATGCCAATGCTGCCGCTCTGGTCGTTACTCTCCCTATTACTCGCATCTTTGTAAACTCTTTGCTGCGGCTTTGCTCATAGCGGCTGCGGAGAAGGTCGGTCGTTATACCAACAAATACCAAGTGCCGCCCGTGCCACAGCTCGTATTTGTAGGTATCGCGCATATATTCTGAGACCAATGTGAGACCAATAAACGAGAGGAAATTGGTCTAGTTTTGGGAAAATACGTTGGATAGCAGGGAAAAGAAAAAGCCAGCAATACGTGATATATTGCTGGCTTTGATGCTTTTTCTTTGGAGCCAACCAAGGGACTCGAACCCTCGACCTGCTCATTACGAATGAGTACGATTTGCCCTTGAAAACCCCTTCAATGCTGAATTGATGTTTTTGCTGAGACCAATATGAGACCAATAAACCACATTATATTTTGAGGGTTTCGTCCAACCGCTCCCGTATTTCGCTATTGTCATAAAACGTATAATGCCCCAGCGTCACATCCGGCGATGAGTGCCGCATGAGCCGCATCTGAAACTCGAAAGGCAAGTGCCGGATGCGGTGCTTGAACGTCGTGCGGAAGTTCTTGAAGCTGCGACCGTTCTTCTCCACACCTGCGCGTTTCATACTTGCATTCAGCCTGTCGGTCACGCGAGAAAGGGAAGCGTGCTGCCAGCGAAATACCCGCTCACGTGCTCCGGCTAATGTCAGCGCTTCTTGCAGCACCTCACGCGCACGAGCGGAAACAGGTGTAGGCTCAATGTTTTTCGTGATTTTATTGTGCCAATTCACAATACCATTTTCCAAATCAACGTCGCTGCATTTCAGATTCAGCGCATCTACCGGACGCGCCCCCGTCTCGACCATCAGACCGACCAGCAAACCCAATTCACGATCACGCCGAGCGCAATCCGCGAGAATTGCACTCACTTCCTCGTCGGTAAAAATCTGCACTTCCTTCTTGATTTCCCGTTTACCGAATTGCGCTTTGAACTTTGTTTGCGCCACAAATTTACGCTCGGTGCAGAAATTCAGGAACACCTGAAACCCACGCAGATAGGTGTTAATTGTTACCGCAGAGAAATTGCGCTGTACTGCGGTGCGATTTTTGAAGTACAGAACGTCCTCTTCCAGATTGTCCATTGTCAGTAGGTAGTTCTGTTTGCGCGTGATGGTATCAAATGCCAGCCTATAATTTCGCAGGGTTCGTGGCAGGAGGTCTTTGCTTTGGAGGAAGAGTTCAAACGCTTCTTGGATGCGAATAACGCGGGCTTCTTCTTTTTTCGGTAGGAATTGCTGCAGGTGCAGGTCGTGCTGCTTTTTCTCCACCAGCTTGCGGTTTGCTGGGGTATCGGCGAGTTTCGTGTATATTTTTCGGTACTTCGGCTTCCCGTCCCGGTCTATCTCGTTGTTCAGGCGCACTTTCAAAACAAGTTGGTCCCGCACAACGAAGATAGAACCGGGGAGAACATTCTTTTTACGTGCCATGAGGGCTACTTCTTTTGCAGAACAGATTCAACGACAGCGCTGGTGATTTTCACCACTTGGTCGGCATAGTGTTTTTTGATTTCAGTAGTTGCTCCGGGCTTCAGCGATTTGATTTCAAAAAACTCCGATACTTCGCCCGGTGTATCTTTGCCCTTGACATTCTGGACAAATTGGATTTTTACCGTTACAACAATGTTCTTCAGCGCTTGCTTGCTGTTGTTCTGGATGCCGATATTTGCCGCACGGCTTTCGCCTGAGCCGACGATTGCGCTAAACCCGACACTGAGTTCGGACGGGGAGACTTTTGCAGCGCTGTACTGTCCCCAAACGGAGACGGTGGATAACAGCAACAGAGAGAGAAAAAACATGGTTTTCATAATGAACCCTTCGATATGGAGAATAAAAAATAAATTCGCTGCAATTTGCGGAAATTCTTGTGAATTTCTTACTTGCGCCGCGCAATGCCGTGATAACGACCAATTACCACGCCCTTAATGCTCACCGTATTGTAATCTGCGAATCGGATAGGTTCGTAGCGAGGGTTCTCCGGCACTAAGATGGGTTCTTGAGACCACAATTTTACTTTCAAGCGGTACGTCTTGACGGTCATCTCTCCGTCAATATCAGCAAGGACAATATCGCCATCTCTTGCCTCAAGCTGGGAGTCAATAAAAACGAGATCGCCGTTTTCCAAGCCAGCACCTATCATCGAATCACCAATGACGCGAAAAACATACGTCATATTCGGATGCTGGGAGATATAGTCTCCAACAGTTTCACGCTCTTCGGGCGGAATATCGTCAAGTGCTGTCTGCGGCGTTCCGCACGGGACACTACATATAATCGGCATAGAGACAATATCAAAATCCAGTATTTCTACATTGCCTATGGCTCTACGTTCCTTTCGGGTTTGCATTAGTTTGCCCTTTGATTTTGTTGACGAGAGACTCCAGTATTTCCACTTCACTATCGTCAAGATTGATGATTCGTTGATTAACTCCCGGCATATCCGAGAGGTGACCCAATAATTCCGGTTCGTGTTCTTTCCCTATACCCTGACTTTTTTTCCTTAATGCCTTGCCCGCTTCATTGTTTGCGTACATACTGCCCTCACCTGTTACTAGCCAATGCAGATTACACCCAAGTGCTGCAATTTTTTCCAATAAATCATCTTTTGGAAATCGCTTGCCAGACACATACGGCTGTAATTGCTGAGGGACTATCCCCAGCTTTTCCGCAAAGACAACTAATGTTTCACTCTCATTGACTGCAAAGTGGCGTAAACGCTCGCTTTTAGTTTCCATTGTAAAAATAAATTAGCCGAATGATTTATTTTTCTTGGAAGTGATAAGCCGTTTGGCTTATATTTGTATTA